GTCATAAATATATTCATCTATGACCAACTTAGAATGTTCTGTAAGTTTTACTTTTGTTTCATCATCAAAAGTTATTGCTACTCTGCCAGCTTCTGTTCTGACATCATCCATTTGCTGGATGCCAAATTCTAATTCAGCACCATAGGGTTTGTCTCTAAGAACTTGTGCGTTGCCTCTTAGTTCAGATATTGCTCCTATCTCAACAGACGAATGAAGTAGTTGAGTCTGACTGAGTAACACAAACTGTGCCATTAGAGCCAACAGACGTAATCTTGAGCCAGTCATTATCTTGGGTTGATTCTTGGTCTATATTAAATGTTCTTGAACCTCCTGTATGGTCTAAGTAAAAATATCCACCAGCATATCCATCACCATCATAAGTTACAGTATTATCATCACCATCAATATCCATGTAATTAGTTGCACCATCTACATCTATAGCTGCTGTAATACTATTACCTCCACCTTGTATAATCCAATCTAAATCCAAATTAGCTGCTAGTGCTGTCATAGCATGATTAAGTGTCATAGTATTAGTATTGCCTGTGACTTGTACATTTACGTTAGAACCATCAGCACCAGTAGCATTAGTTTCATCTGTAGACATATTAAAGGTATTTGTATCTCCAATAAATGAGAAGTAGCCTGTGTAAGTATCTGCCCAAATATCACCTAAGTATTTGTTGTTTGAACCTTTTTGCAAAACGTCTAAGGTCATATTTTGTCCGTCTAAATCTAGGGCTGTCATAGAGCCAGCTGTAGCGTCAGCTCCACCTATGATATTACCACTACCATTTACTTGCTCTATATCCAAATTGGATGTCGCACCTGACTGGTCTATAAATATTTCGTTGTCAGCACTTATCAAATGCAGAGATATAATTAACAAACCAAACCCTACTAAGATTGCTTTTAAAAGTTCAAGAACTTGTTTGCCAGTACCCTTGTTCATATCCTTCCTTTATTGTTTGTAAAACAGCTGTCTCCACTGCCATCTGTAAAGCAATGTTTATAGACTCATTCTCTACTATACCACTTTCAATTTCAACCAATTCTGTATTATTTGCATAAAATCTAAAAACATCAGAGGATATAGATGCACTGGTAATTGATTTTGTTACAAGAACTTCTAATAAAATCTTACCTGTCAAAACAGATACTGTCCTCAAAGAGATAGTTACTGAATCTTGTCTGTATTCTTTTGATGCACCAATACCTAGATAACGTGCTCCCGCTCCTCCAGATTTAACATTACTTTCATACGTGACAACTGACCCTTCCATTAATAATCCAGCAAAAAGCAAAGGTTTCAGTTGTTGTTTTTCATCAAATTTTTCTCTTGCAGAGCGTATTATTTGACGTTCTTTAGTAAGATTATCTAAACCAGTTCTCTCCACAACAATGAATACTCCTGAGTGTTTGAGAGCTCTAATAAGATAAGTGTCAGGGGATTGAGTAATAGCAGTGCTAAAACTTGCATACTGACTATTGCTTCTACGCTGTCCAGTCTTATCACTGAAAGATGTTGGGTAGACAGCCACTACAGGCTTTTTTGCTGGTTTATCTACATCAGCAAGTTCTGTTAATAACACACCCACAAGGGGTGCTTCTATGTTCTTTATAGGTGGTATTCCATTATCTAATGGAGGTATGAGCAGAGAACAACTACTAAGAAGACTAGAAAGTAAAAGAGCCCAGTGGCACTGATATTTCTGTGGTGTTGCCTTCTTCATCTGTAATAATTAATGTGACTTTATCATCTTCAACTTTGTATTCTATGGTGTTTCCTTCTAATTCCAAAATGCCAAACTCAGAGGCAGTTTCACCAAATAGGCTATCAACTAACTGGCGTGACAGCTGGGCATAGATGCGTGATTCAAGATTTCTTATGAACCGAGCTAGTGTAGTATTTTCAGCTTCTCTCTCTAAGTCCTCTGTGTATGCTCTGAGCTCCTCTCGTATTGCCTCTTTTCTGTTGAACTCTTGATTTTCTATAGTTAAGTAATGACTAGATGTGCCTTGCCCAGAAAAACTAGGGTTTTTAAACTTGTGTGTCATTTCATCAGCACCAAGTGTCAAAGAAATTAACACTAAATTAGCAAGACCCAATAGACAAATTAAGAGTAATACTTTTTGTTTTTCCCTATCCATTGCGTCTATCCTGTTGTTGTTTAATCAACTCTTCTAATTCCTTCTTGCTTTTTATTTTTTGGTTCTGCTGTTTCATGTCTCCCCTCTTTCTCCCTAACTTCTAAAACAGTATTAACTTTTTGTTGCAGTCTAATCATATCTTGGTCAAGTAAACGTAGTTGGTCAGTCAGGCGTATGATAGTTGCCTTCATCTCTTCTACTGAAGGGTCTATTTTTTCTGTGATAGTTGTCCATACAAAAAAAACAAAATATCCTAATCCAACAACCATAACAACAGAAAAACCAAAATCTGCTATGATTTGTGCAATATCCACTAATCTCTCCTAGCATCTATCTTTCCATCTTCTACAAAGTTTTCTGCCCTTGATATTCTGTCTAAGTCTGGTGCTAGATTTAGTGCACTAGAGACACTCACGTCTATACGAATCATGTCATTATTCATAATAGAGGCTCTAGTTATTAACATTTTAGATATGCCTTGTATTGTTTTTATTTCATCTACAAGCCCATCCATCATCTGTTTCATGACCATAAATATAAAAAAGCCCATCAGCAATCCACTTGCTATGGGCAAACCCACCTCTGCTATGAGTTCAAATACTTCCATTATTTAGGGGGTTTAAAATCGCTCTTTGATTTATGACTATTAGTGTACAAACCAAACCAAGCTGCTCCAGCTCCTACAACTATTGATATTAACCCTGACTGTTCAAATGTAGGGTCTGGTAAATCCATAAACCAAAATGTGGTGTAGTAGAGAAGATACATATAAACTCCTAAAAACGCTCTTGGTATGAGTCTCCAACTATCTAAAGCTTCTGCTACATGTATGACTTTCTGAAATGGATTGCGATTGTATTCATCCTCTAGCTCTCTAATTCTATCTTTTAGCTCAGACTTCTCTTGTAGTAAAGCCATGAATTTATTGAGGTCTATTTCTACCTCATTCCTATCCATGTCACCACCAAATCTGCTTGAAGGCTCTCTATCACTCATTATATAAATTTACTAAGAACTATAGCTCCAACTATAAAAGGGTAAACACCCCACAACATGTTTTCAAGTTTTTTAAATTTCTCTGAACCTTCATCCAGTCTTTTTTCAATATTTTGATAACGTATTGCACACTCTCTCTCATGCGATTCTATTTTATTGAGTGCATCCCTAGCTGTTGCCATTATTTCTTTGCTTTTTTTACTCTTATTTCTTCGTAGGCTTCATTGACATCAGGTGTTGATTCATCATCACCTACAAATCTGCCATCTTCATCTCTAGCTCTAACTTTTTTTCTTTCAGTGCCAGTCCAAAAATCTACAACTTTACTCCAAAAACTCATTTACTTCTCCTTAGCTCGGTGAATATTTATGGCACAAAAATCAATCAGTTTATATATTTTGCCTATAATCTGGTCATCTTTGGGTGTGGGTGTCAAAGCACAAATTAAAGATGCTCCTGATATTACCCAAGGTGCTAGTTGTATTATTGTTAAAATTGTATCTAACATGTCATTCTCCTTCTGTTAATGATTCTTTTGGAACATCCCAACAATTTAAGTTTGATGCTACTGTTCTTCTTTCACCCTCACCTTTAAATGGATATACCATGTGTTGTAACCAAGAAGGAAATACTAATAGTTTTCCTACTTCTGGTTTCATAACAAAAGACTGAGGAGGTCTTAGTCGTTCTGTGTTCATCAATTCATTTCTACCATAATTGAAAGCAATGTAGCCATCGCAATCGCCAGATGTATTATATAAGGAGTAGTTTGGCGACCCAGCTACAGGTTGGTCTAATATTTGTTGGGGTACTTTTGTCCAACCAGTAGTTGATATTCCCATCAGGGTTTTTGTTCCATGGTCGTGGATTGGATTATAGTCGCCTTCATAACTATGCACCGACCATGTTTCATCAATGGCTACTGCCTTTGGAGAAGAAAGGCGTGAACCTGTATTATTGTTAAAAAAATTTATGTAATCAGCACCAAGACTACAGATAAAATCAGAGTATTCTTTTACTCTAGGGTCTAAATTATCCATCAATAATTGTTCGCCCTGAGATATTTGTCCTACTAAAGTATTAGCCAATGATTTTTTGTTTTCATCTTCTAAATATTCGTCAAGGTAATTGTTTAAATCATTTACCATACTTATAGGCATTTCTGTTTCCATAACGTAAACAGATGGCATATTATGTACTGTGACTTCTGCCATTAACTAGGTACGCTAAATGATTTGTCTGGTGTACTCTCTGTTTTTGGGTTAGTAATAACGCTATCTACTTGACTAGCAAAAACTGCATCCCAATGAGATACAGGACAGATAGCTACTAGATTAGCATTTGTCCAACTGCCTTTAGCTTTAAGAGTAAAATTAGTTGCACCAGATACAGGGTCAACTTGTGAAACTTGTGTTATAAAGGTAGATGTGTAATAAGTCGCATCACCTTCACTATCATTTTCATAAGTCATTTCTATATCCCATTTGTCAACCTTACTATTGCTATTAATATATGGGATAGCTTTTGTTATTGATTTTGTTACTGCCATTTTTTACTCCTTATCCTTCTAATGTCGTGACTCTAGCTGTCAACGCATCTATTTTATCATCAGCTTCTTGTAAAGCTTTTACTAGAATTGGTACAAACTTTTCGTATTGTAAAGCGTATTGTTTACCATCACCTGATAGACTGGTAACTAAATTAGTTTTATTAGATATTTTGTGATTTATTGAATCTTCTAAAGCAACAACATCTTGTGCTTTAAAACCTAAGTCAAGCCAATCTTCTTTATGTGTTCCATCGTGAGTAATACTATTCAAATCTGTGTCGGGGTTTGAGTCCCAATCTACATACTTATGTCTTTTGTCCCAATAGAATGTATAAGGTGTCAAACCATTTACAAAATCCAAACCAGCGTTTAATGCTTGAAAGTCTGTTTTATCTCTTTCATCAGATGCTACAGTTATTGATACTTGTGCATTTATTTTTGAATGGTCGCCATTACCTATAGTAACTTCATTATTACCACTTGTTATAGCACCACCCGGACTTCCTGAATTACCAGAGTTATATCCAATTAGTAAATGATTACCACCTGTAGTAACAGAATTTCCAGCTACTGCTCCTACAAAAACATTTTGTGAACCTGTTGAAACTGAACCACCAGCATTTACTCCAACTGCAACATTGTTAGCACCTGTTGTTGCAACATCTAAAGATGCATAACCCACTGCTGTGTTAAATCCTCCAGTAGTATTAGCACTCAAAGCAGCATAACCAACTGCTACACCGCCTTCTGCTGTTGTGTTTGCATCAAGAGTAAAAGCTCCAACTGCGACGTTAGATATACCTGTAGTATTAGCTATCATTGCTTGTGTACCTACAGCAGTATTGTAGTTTGCGGTTGTGTTACCACCTAAAGCGTTTACACCCAGACCTACGTTATAACTTCCAGTTGTGTTGGCATCCATAGCTAGATAACCCATTGCGACATTCTCTGTTCCTGTCGTGTCAGCATACAATGTCCTTTGTCCACATCCTGTGTTATAAGAACCTGTGGTAAGAGCTTGCATAGAATCCATGCCAATAGCAGTGTTTCTTGTTGCTGTAGTTGCAGTTTTCAAAGCATTAGTACCAACTGCTGTGTTATCTGCTCCTGTGGTGGTTAGTGCTAATACACCAGAACCAACAGCAGTATTGTTTGAAGCAGCATTTGTAAAAAGAGCTTGATTGCCAACCGCAGTATTGTTAGCACCAGTTGTAACTGTTTTTAAAGTCTCTTTACCCACAGCCACGTTCGCTGACCCTGTGGTATTAGCTGTTAAAGAACTATGACCAATGGCTACGTTACCACTTGCTGTAGTATTCGCTCTAAGGGCAGAATCACCCACACCCACATTTTGTTCACCTGTAGTGTTAGTAAACAGAGCTTTAAAACCCACCCCTACATTACTAGCTGCTGTAGTGTTTGCTACTAAAGCTTCTTTACCAAGTGCAGTGTTTTCTGAGCCTGTGGTGTTTGCATCCAAAGCACGTCTACCTACTGCAGTGTTGTTACTTGCGGTTGTATTAGAGGCTAATGCATCTGCTCCAACAGCAGTATTAGATGCACCTGTTGTATTTGTTGTTAAAGAACTTCTACCAACTGCTGTATTACTATCTGCGGTTGTTGTATTTGCACCTGAGTAAGTTCCTAAAAAAGTATTAGCATCACCTGTAGTTAAATCCTCACCCGCTATATAACCCAAAGCAGCATTTTCTGTTCCTGTAGTGTTTGCACCGAGAGCAGAAGCACCTATTGCTGTATTGTTACTAGCTGTCGTACTTGCATCTAATGCTAGTGCTCCAACTGCAACATTGTTAGCACCTGTGGTGTTTGAAGCAAGTGAGCCTTGACCGACTGCTGTATTATTATCTGCAGTGGTATTAGCATTTAATGCTCCTTGACCAACAGCAGTATTAGAACTTCCAGTTGTGTTTTCGTCTAAAGTGCGTGAACCCACACCAGTATTCGTTCCGCCCTCTGTATTTGCGGTTAAAGAGTTTTCTCCTATAGCAGTATTAAAGTTACCTGTTGTGAGACTGTCTAAGGCTGTATCTCCTAAAGCTACGTTACCTGTGCCAGTTGGGTAGTTTCCATCTAGTTTGATTGTTCCGCCATCTGTAACAAAGTTACCAGCATTTGTGATGCCATCTGTTGTGGTAGCTCCATCAACATCTAATGCACCTGTTACAGCTAAATCACCACCTACTGAGGCATCATCTGTAACTGTTAAATCGTCTTGTACTTTCAAATCCACTGTAGAAAGACTAGCAAAAGCATCAACTACAGCTGCTCCACTGCCAGCACCATCCAAATAAACTGCTTTAACATCACCAGCTGGTATAGTTATGTTAGCTCCAGAACCTTGTGAAATTATTATGTTCTGAGAACCAGTAGTTGCATTTTCAATGAAATGTACCCTACTTATTGTGTTCGGTGCTATGGTTATGGTACAGGCTGAGTCTAGTGTTCCTGTATATTTTAAGAACATTGACCTACCAGCATCAGATTGCCCATCTGCTATGGTAGTTGTATGTGTATCAGCATTTGTTGTAATTGCT